CTGCAAAAGCCTCTGCCCTTAGTAAGCTAACTGCGCTTGGTTTAACTGCCGATGAAGTTAAGGCTTTGGTCGGATAATGTTTGGAATAACCGCCTTTGCCCAGTCTTCCTTTGCCGCATTAGGTGGGAACGCTTACGTATTTTCAATTACAGAAAACGTTAATTTAAACGATTCTAATAGCCAAGCATTTACTTTTTTACAGTCAATTACCGAACCATTTACGCTAACGGATAATAACTCACAGGCTTCTATTCTTATTGAAACCATTTCAGAGGGATTTACTGTAGCCGATTCAAATACTGTAACAGCAGCGCTTTTAGAATCTATTACTGAAAACTTTAATCTTGCAGATGCCTCAGCCATTTCAGCCCAATTTGCTGTATCTGACACCGAGAACTTTAGTTTAGCCGATACCCCATCTGCTTATTTTGCGTTGCTAGAAAGTATTACCCAAAACGCTAATTTTGCCGATTCTAATACTCAACAAAGCGCCTTCTTGGAAAGCATTAGCGAGCCATACACGCTAAACGATTCTAGAACTATTACAGCCCAGTTTGCCCAGTCGGTAACAGAGGCATTTACATTAGCTGACTTTGAAGCAATTACAGCCCAGTTTGCTGCATCTAGAACTGAAAACTTTACTATGGCTGACGCAGAAACCATTGTTTCTGTCTATTTTGCTTCTATTGTAGAAAACCTCAATGTTGCCGATGCTAATACGGCAGCGGCTGGATTCCTAGAGGCAATTACGGAAACCTTTAATTTAGCCGATTCTAACGCTACCCAGTCTAATTTCTTAGATTCCATTACCGAGAATTTTACCCTTTTGGATTCCCTATTTACGACAGGATGGTTTAAAATTAACGATAATCAGACAATTACGTGGAATGCTATAAATAACGCAAATTCCGTAACTTGGTCAAATATTGGGGATACGCAAACCCCCAACTGGGTAGTAATTAATAATACGCAGCAATAAGGGATAGATATGTCATCTTCGTACACAACTAGCTTACAAATCCAAAAAATTGGAAATGGTGAACAGTCCGGTATTTGGGGTTCTACTACCAATACAAACTGGGACTTAATAGAACAAGCCGTGGCTGGTGTGCGTACTATCACCATGACCAATAACAACTATACGTTAACGGCGCTTAATGGATTATCGGACGAAGCCCGTAATATGGTACTGGTTGTGCAAGGTACAAACAATACTACCTACCAAGTAATTGCCCCTTTAGTTTCTAAAATTTATGTAATCACTAACAATACATCAGGTGGAAACGCCATTACGATTGGAGCCTCTAGCGGGTCAGTTGTAAGTATCCCTAACGGAACCACAGCCCAAGTATATTGTGATGGAACTACCGGTTTTTATTCAGCCCAAACTGGTTCGGCTGGAAACTTTACGATCAATGGTAACTTAACGGTTACTGGAAACCAAGTAGACGTTGGATCACTTAGCGCTTCTTCTGTAAGTATTTCTGGCGCTTCATCGTTAGCATCGGTTACCGTCAATAATACTTTTACCGCAACGGCAGGGGCTGTCATACTAGGCTCTACTACTGTCTATACCGGTACAGCAACAGCCACATTCCCAAGTGCATCAGGTACTGTAATGGTTAGCGGCAATATGCCAACTTTTAGCGTTTATTTAAATTCTGCTCAAAACATTACAAGTGGCGTAGCTACTAAAGTCCAACTTAACGTTAAAGAGTTTGACACCAATAATAATTTTGATGCAACTACAAATTATAGATTTACGCCAACCGTTGCTGGTTATTACCAAATTAATGGTGGCATTTATTGTAACGGTGTAGAAACCGTTGCTGGTGCCTATATATACAAAAATGGCAGCGTATATAAGAATGGTTCTGGAATTAATTTAACTTCCGCAACCGCAAATAATACAAATCAAACAGTATCTAGTATTGTTTATTTTAATGGTTCTACTGATTATGTAGAGTTATGGGGAACAATTACAGGATCTTCTCCACAATTTTATGGACTATCAGGAAACACTTATAGTACGTATTTCAATGGTTGTTTATTAAGGACAGCATAATGGCTCAATTTACAATTTCTGGCGACAATAGCGGAACTCTAGCTTTAGCTGCCCAAGCTTCGGCTGGCAGTACAACTATTACGTTTCCTAACGTGTCTGGCAATGCTTTGGCTTCTACCGCAGTATCCAGTTCATCTACCAATACTGTGACGAATAAAATTGCCGTAAACATTAATGGTACGGTCTATTATTTGCTAGCTTCTACATCAGGAACCTAATATGGCAACTACATTAACAGCCGGCACAACTACGGCAACTTCGCTTGTTATAGCGTCAGACACTTCTGGTACTTTAGCTTTTGTAGGTGGTACTGGTACTGCCATGACTATTGCCAGCGGAGTTGTTACTTTAACTACGCCTTTAGCCATTACTTCAGGCGGTACAGGTAACTCATCAGGTACTGTCACAAACGCTACGAATGCTACCAATGCTACGCAAATTACCAATTCGGGTGGCTGGAATGTAACCCCTACGGGAACAAAGTTGTATTTTAGTTACAACGGCACTAACGTAGCAAGTTTAGATTCATCTGGTAACCTTAGAGTGTTAACATCGGTAATCTCTGGTACTACCCCATAACAGGAGCAATAAATGGCAATTACAACCACAAGCACAACGTTAACATTTAATGATGGAACTACCATGACCACGGTGGTTTTTCCATCGGGTACGGCTATGCTTTTTCAACAAACTGCAGCTCCTACAGGATGGACTAAGGTAACTACTTATAATGATTATGCGGTTCGTATTGTTAACGGAACGGCAGCTACTGGTGGTTCTGTAGCTTTTACTACCGCATTTAAATCACAAGCGGTTACAGGAACCAATAGCGGTGGAGCAGTAAGTGCAACATCTTTAAGTACCGGTCAATTAGCAAGCCATAGACACGCTATACAATCAAGTGCCAGTATGGCTACAGTTCCTGCAAATAACAACAACTACACGGCTTTTTCAAATAATTGCGGTATTGTTACCAACAGCTGTTCTGGTCTTAGCTATTATGCTTCAGCATTTATGCAAACTACTGGTTGCGGTGGTTCACATAGCCACGGTTTTTCAAACCCAACATTTACTGGTACAGCAATTAACCTAGCAGTAAATTATGTAGATCACATCATTGCAACTAAAAACTAAGAGGAAACAGTGAAGATAGAAACTAAAATGAATTGCCCGCTCAATAAATTTGAGCCTTGTAAACTTTGGGAATGCGCTTGGTTTATCCAATTACATGGAAAAAACCCTATGACTGGCGCAGACCTTGATGAGTGGGGTTGTTCAGTTGCATGGTTACCTATGCTTTTAGTAGAACATAGCCAAATGGAAAGACAGACCGGCGCTGCTGTTGAAAGTTTTAGAAATGAAATGGTCAAAGCTAATGAGGCTTCACAAAGACTTTTAAGACAGACTGCAAAAATAACCCAAATTGATAGCGAACCAAAATTAATTGGAGATTCAAATGAGTAATTTAACAATCATTGTTGATGACAATGCCGTATATTTAGATGGCGGTGTTTTAGACAATTTAGATTTAACATCTGCCGGCATTCCTTCTAACATTCATGCTTTGCAATGGAAAACTAATATTGGCTGGATTGAGTTTAAGCCTAATGCAGATTTTACTCATGACGCAAATCAAATTATTTATGCGTTACCAGATTGGGCTAACAACTCCGTAAATATTTTTAATAATCAAGTGCAAGCAAATAAAAATGCAGCGGCAGAAATGCAAGCTAAGGCAGCAGCAAGTCAACCGACAACGACTGGCACAACGGTAGTGTAATGGTTATTAATAAAGAGCCTATGCATAGTTTTAGCTATGACGGCGGTTCCATAGCAGTTTGGCATGTAAATAAAGGTGAAGGACTACCTAAACATAGCCATACATTTGCTCATGCTACGTTTTGTTGTTCTGGGTCTTGTATAGTACGAAAAGAAAATAGGGAGTTAGTAATAACCCCAACTATGCAACCAATTAGCCTAGTGGCTAATGAATGGCATGAGATTGAAGCGTTAGAAGATGGAACTGTATTTGTAAATGCTTGGGCTGAAGGAAAAGAATATTGAACCACTATTTAATTCGGTTTAATAAAAGCCGAGGGCAACCGGGTAGAGGAACGTTAGAGCATGCTTGGCGGGTATTTGAAAACGGTCAAGAGTATTTAGTAAAGCACTTTAAAATTAATGTGCCAGCAGCAGATGATACAGATGGAATGGACTGGAATGTAAGTTGTTATGGTTTTATGACTTTAGATAAAGAAACATCAACAGCAATTATTAACGCAAATGAATGAAATATTAAAACAACTCCTTACTGGCAAAGATAACCAAACCCATGATCTAGGTCGTTGGACTTGGTTTATTGGATTTATTGCTGTTATTGCTATTGCTATCTATGAAGTCATGCAAGCAAAGTCCATTAGCTTAACCGAATTTGCTTCGGCATTAGGTATTGTTTCTGGTGCTGGTGGTGCTAGTGTAATGATGAAACAAAACTCGGAACCGGGGGCGTAATGTTATATGGAACCTACATCAAAGCTGGTTTACTTATTGTACTTGTATGCGGTGTGTTTTACGCTGGCTGGCATACTAGGGATCGTGATTTTACTATTTACAAAGATCAGATCCGAATTGAGGCTGAGAAAGCTCAAGCACATACGGAGTCGGTCCAAAAACAACAGGTATTAATTACTAAAGGAATCCAAAATGAATATGATGCGAAATTGGCTTTGTTACGCCAGTATTATGCTAACGGGGTGCGGAACAACAATGGTAGCAACCCAGTGTCCGGCATTTCCTCAACCACCAAGCTCTCTGATGCAATCGCCGCCTACAATCAACTTGCTTCCGACTGCGCAGCCACAACCCTCCAAACCGTAA